CTTAAAGAGGGTAGATATACTCTCAATATGGTTAAGATTGACAGAAAAGTCAGAGACGTAATTAGCCATATAAAACTTGCAGAAGCTAAAAAAGAGCATATGCAAAATAAGATTGAAGAAGCTGCACCCCAAGTTTCAGTAGCTACTTAGTAAAAAGCTACATCGTTGAATAAATCTCATTCACATTACAGGCTCTCTTGCGCTCTACTAAAATGTAGTATATACATTGTTTAAATAAATTGGTTATCAAAAAATAACTGGCGTTTAGGAGGCGCTGATATTATGACAACACACTTTACTTCAGGAGTCACAAACGTAGTGACAGGAGGAACTGGTGAAAGATTAAAACAACCAGATCCAATTAAGTACCACGTTTATCATGAGGACTTCGACAAATACACGGCTAGTGACTGGGTTATCACAACAACTGAAGCTGGTGGCGGAGACGCAACAGAAGCTTTAGGAGATGGTGATGGTGGTTTATTAGTTGTAACAAATGATGCTGCAGACGATGATTCTGATGAGTTTCAATGGGCTGGCGGTTCGGGCGGAGTAATTGAATCTTTCAAATACGAAGCTGCAAAAGGTCTATACTTTAAAACTAGATTTAAAGTAAGTGACGCAACTCAATCTGACTTTGCTATCGGTTTAATCATCACTGACACAGCGTTCATTGATGGTACAACTGATGGTATCTATTTTAGAAAAGCTGATGGTTCTACTTCTATGGAATTAGTAATAGAAAAAGATAGCACAGAAACAACTGTTTCTTGTGGAACTGCAGCCGATGACACTTTTATGACTTTAGGATTTTACTATGATCCAAGAGACAGAAAGTTTCATGTCTACAAAGATAATGTAAAAGTTGGAACCGGCGTGGGTACAAATGCACCAGACGATGAAGAATTGGCTGTTTCATTTGGAATTCAAAACGGTGAAGCTGTTGCAAAAGTAATGACTTTAGATTACATTTCAGCAGGAAAAGAGCGTACAGCTAACACTGAACTTTAATAAATAATAGTGTGGGCTTAGGCCCACACAAATTTTTAAGGAGAAACAAATGTCAACAGACATAAAGGCAAAACACTTTAAACTTATTGGTGCATCAACTACTCACATAGCTGCTGCTCAAACTTTAGGTGGCGCTGGTAATTTTACATTAGCTAATACGACAGTAGGTAATTTACCTCAGACTATTACTTTTACTTCAACAGGAAATATTTCTGGTGTTGAAATGACAATCACAGGAACTGATCTTAATGGAGACGCACAAACTGAAGCTATTAATGGTCCTAATAATAACACGGTAACCTCTACAAATAAATTTTTAACTGTAACTCAAGTTGCAGCTGATGGAGCTGTGAGCACAAATACTTCTATTGGTATCACAGGAACTGCCACAGAAGGCATACTCACACCAGGGAGAACTAGAATCAGAGGTTTACATGGAGTTAGTTCAGCAACGGCAGGTTCAATGGTTTTTAGAAACACTTCTACTTCAGGAAGTATTTTATTAGAACTAGATACACCTAACCAAGATGATTTTATTGATCCATATATACCAGATGATGGTGTTTTATTTGATAGTGGTGCATATCTAAATGTAGGAAGTGGAGTAACGAGCGTTACAGTATTCTTTGATGGATAGGAGGTTAAATGGCTAACACTACCTCGGGAACAACAACTTTCGATAAAACTTTTTCTATTGAAGAAATAATAGAAGATGCTTTCGAACGTATTGGATTAAATTCTGTAGCAGGTTATCAACTTAAATCTGCTAGAAGATCTCTTAATATTTTATTTCAAGAATGGGGTAATAGAGGTATTCATTATTGGGAAGTAGGTTCAACCAATCTAGATCTCGTAGAGGGTCAGGCAGACTATGATTTTTTTAGATCTAGTGGCGATGGAACGTCAGCTACAACCACAGATCCAGCAAGCGTATTTGGAATATCCGATGTCCTTGAGGCGCAGTTAAGATCTAATAGAACTCAGACGACACAATCAGATAGTCCGATGACAAAAGTGGATAGATCCACATATGCAGGATTCTCAAACAAATTATCTAAAGGGACACCTAATCAATACTGGGTAGAGAGATTTATAGATAAAGTTACAATACATATCTATCCAACACCAGATTCAACAAATGCATCTAAAGATATGCATTTCTTTTTTATAAAAAGAATACAGGATGTAGGAGATTACACAAATGCAACTGATGTGCCATTTAGATTTGTGCCTTGTATGGTATCAGGACTTGCATATTATCTAGCACAAAAATATCAACCACAACTTTTACAAGCTACAAAATTAGCTTACGAGGATGAGTTTGCAAGAGCACTAGCGGAGGACGGATCAGCTTCAAGCACACACATTACACCTAAAGCTTATTACCCGGGAACATAATGGCAAAATACGCAACAGGTAAATACGCAAGAGCAATATCAGATAGATCTGGTATGGAGTTTCCATACAAAGAAATGGTTAGAGAATGGAACGGTGCTTTTGTGCATGTTTCTGAATTTGAACCAAAGCAACCACAATTAGAACCAAAACCCATGAATGGTGATTCTATATCTCTTAGAAATGTTAGACCTGACAGAACAGAAACAGCTGTGCCTAACATATTACCGTTAAATGCATTCACAACAACGAGTGGGTCTGCAACGATATCTGTTAATGAGCCAGATCACGGCAGATCAACAAGTGATAGAGTTAGATTTAGAGACGCAAGTGTTGTCGGTGGAGTAGCAGCTGCAACAATAAACGATGCAGCAGGATACGTAATTACTAAAGTTAATGATGATAATTATACCTTTGCAACAGGCACAACATCTAGTATAACTGAAACAGGAGGAGGTGGCTCTGCATCAGCGGGACCAGTAACAGTAACGGCATGATTAAATGGATTAAAAATATATTTTGTAAAATAATTGGTATCAAACAATGTGAGTGTCCAGAGGACGAACACATAGAACTATATACTAAAGTGCCAGAACCAGAGGTTCCTGTGCACGAACCTAAAAAATGGGAATGTGGAACACACAATAGATTTAAAAAAAGTTGTCCCATTTGTAGAGAATTAGCAGGAGAAGTATAATGGCTGGATTAAGTGCATCAGGATTAAAAACTCAAATAAAAAGTTACACTGAGGTTGACTCTAACGTGTTAACAGATGCTGTTTTAGAAAATATAATATTAAACGCACAATATAGAATATTTAGAGATGTGCCCATTGATGCTGATAGAAAACAACAATCTGGTAATTTAGTTACAGGTCAAGAAACAATCAACGCTCCAGCAGGAGCTGTTTTTATAAGAGGTATACAAGTTTATGATTCTACATCAGAAATAACTGGTCCTAATGTATGGTTAGAAAAAAAAGATATTACATATTTACAAGAGTATGTATCATCAACAGCATCTGCTAAAAGAGGACAGCCAAAATATTATGCTATGTTTGGAGGTGGTACAGGAGAGTCAGACACCACATCTGGAAGAATGATGTTTGCTCCGGTCCCCGATACCACATATAAATTTAGAGTTCATTACAATGCAGCCCCTGCATTATTAGAAAATAATGACACTAATTATATCAGTCTTAATTTCCCAAATGGGCTACTATATTGTTGTTTATCAGAGACATATAGTTTTTTAAAAGGCCCAATTGATATGTTGACACTGTATGAAAATAAGTATAAACAAGAGGTACAAAAGTTTGCTAATGAGCAAGTTGGAAGAAGACGAAGAGATGACTACACTGATGGCGCTGTTCGTATCCCAGTAAACTCGGCAAACCCGTAGGAGAATAAATTATGGCAATATCATCGGCAATTTGTACAAGTTTTAAACAAGAAATTTTAGTTGGAACACACAATTTTACTGCATCAAGCGGTAACAGTTTTAAAATAGCTTTATATACAAGTGATGCATCTTTAGGTGCAGGCACAACTGCATACTCAACATCAAATGAGATTTCAAACACATCTGGATCTGCATACACTGCAGGCGGTGCAGCTTTAACAAGCGTTACACCAACTACTTCAGGAACAACTGCAATTTGTGACTTTGCAGACGTCAGTTTTACATCTGCAACTTTTACAGCTAATGGCGCGTTAATATACAATGACACGCAATCAGATAAAGCTGTTGCTGTAATAGCTTTTGGTGGTGATAAAACTGTAACAAGTGGAACTTTCACAATTCAATTTCCAACAGCAGACGCCTCTAACGCAATAATTAGAATAGCGTAAGGAGTAGCAACGGATGTCCGTTGACAGAACATTCACAGTCACGGTCGTAAGCACCGATTCAGGCAATAAATACGTTATTGATGGCACACAACAAGCAACGGTTGAATTAGTAGAAGGTGCAACTTTTAGATTCGACCAATCAGATAGTTCTAATAGTGGACACCCATTAAGATTTTCTACAACAAGCAACGGAACACACTCTGGCGGAAGTGAGTATACCACCGGCGTAACAACAAATGGGACTCCAGGATCATCTGGAGCTTATACTCAAATTCAAGTAGCATCTGATGCACCAACTTTGTATTATTATTGTACTGTTCACTCAGCAATGGGGGGACAAGCAAATACTCCTAATGAAGATTTTTGGGGAGCAGGAAATTGGAGCGCTGGTCGATGGGGTATAACCGATGAATTTGCAGTTGGTTGGGGTGCAAAACTTTGGAACTCATCAGGTTCATGGGGAGATATGGGCGATGAAACAGTTTTTCCAACAGGGATTTCTTTAACTTCATCCATAGGATCTGTTACTGTAGATGCAGAAATAAATTCTGGATGGGGTAGATCAACTTGGAATGCTGATGCATGGGGCATTCAGGGAGATGTATTATTAGCAGGTCAAGAAGCTACAGCTTCTGTCGGATCAATTAGTCCTGCAGATGTAATGGGATTAACAGGAGTTTCATCAACAGCAAGTGTTGGTGCACCAACAGTAATAGGGGATATAACACAAGCATTAACTGGTATATCTGCAACAATGTCTGTTGGAACTATCACTCCTGCAGATGTAATGGGATTAACAGGAGTTTCATCAACAGCAAGCGTAGGATCTATATCTCCTGCAGATGTAATGGGATTAACTGGTATTTCTGCAGAATTTAGACTTGGACAAACAAATCAAAATAGTAATCCACTTGTAAATTTAACTGGAATATCATCAACTGCTAGTGTTGGAACATTAACACCTGCAGATGTAATGGGATTGACAGGAGTGTCAGCAACTGCTAGTGTTGGAACAATTACTCCTGCAGATGTAGTAGGATTAACTGGGATTTCTGCAACAGCTTCTGTTGCTGGATTTGGAACTGCAACAGGGTTTGGAATTCAAGCATATCAGGCTATTGACACAGGTTCTAATACAAGTTATACAGACGTAGCAGCGTAATAGGAGATAAAAAATTATGGCATCAACATATACACCCTTAGGAGTAGAACTTCAGGCAACTGGTGAAAACGCCGGTACATGGGGGACAAAAACCAATACTAATTTACAGATTATAGAACAAATTTCTGGTGGTTATACTACACAAAGTATAGCTGGTGGTGCACAAACTACAGCTCTTTCAGTTTCTGATGGATCTACAGGTGCTACTTTATCTCATAGAATGATTGAGTTCACAGGAACTATTACTGGAAATCAAATCGTAACAATTCCATTAGACGTACAAACTTTTTATTTTTTAAGAAATTCAACATCAGGTTCATACACAGTACAATTTAAATATGCATCAGGAAGTGGTGATTCTTTTACTTTTGCGGCAGGAGATAAAGGAGATGCTCTTGTATTTGCTACTGCAAATGATGGAACTAATCCAGATATTGATACTTTACCTGCTGGTGATGTTACAACCACAGGAACACAAACTTTAACAAACAAAACTTTAACTTCACCAAAAATTGGTACTTCTATTTTAGATACTAATGGAAACCAATTAGCTTTACTTACAGCTACAGGTTCTGCTGTAAATGAATTTACAATAGCAAATGCTGCTACAGGAAATGATCCAACATTATCTGCAACGGGTGATGATTCAAACATTGATATAGCTATTAAACCAAAAGGAACTGGAGAAACAGTATTTGGAACAGGAGCAGCGAACGCCACAATTACGACTAGTGGAGCACACGATTTAATTTTAGATACTAACTCAGGTACTAACTCAGGTACAATTACAATTACAGATGCAGCTAATGGAGACATAACTATTGCACCAAATGGTACAGGTGTTGCTAAAGCAGTAGATGCTGGCGATAATACAGGTGCTATTAAAATTGCAGGTAAAGAAACTATGTGGGTGCCTGCTTCAGCTATGTATGGAGCAACTACTAATGGTGCAGATGCACAACAAGTAGAAACAACAGCAACAAGACCAGATTTAAAAGTTTTAGATTTTGACAAAGACACAGATGAGTTTGCACAATTTTCAGTAGCATTTCCTAAATCTTGGAATGAGGGTACAATAACTTATCAAGTATATTGGACACCTGGAAGCACTAATACTGGAGATTGTATTTTTGGATTACAAGGAGTTGCGTGTGCAGATAATGATACAATTGATGTAGCTTATGGAACTGCAGTAAATGTTACAGATGCAGGAATAGGAACAGTTGAGGATCAACAAATTTCTTCAGAGAGTGGTGCTGTCACTATAGCAGGATCTCCTGCAGCCGGTGAGATAACTTATTTTCAATTATTTAGAGATGCAAACGCTGGTGGAGATACTTTTACTGCTGATGCTAGAGTTATCGGAGTTAGAATATTCTTTACTACGGATGCTGCTAACGACGCATAAGGAAGTAGAATATGAGAGATTTAAACAATAAACTTACTACTGGTAAGAACACAAAAAATATCCAACAGAGAAAAGCTAAATCGTTTGGTTATCAAGTCTTAGGATTTGGAGCTGGCGGTGCTGGAAACCCTTTTATAGAAGCAACGGGTGGTACAACTTCTACTTGTGGAAATTATAAAATTCATACATTTACAAGTCCTGGAACTTTTACTGTATGTAAAGTAGCTACTTGTGCTGGAGAAAATGTTGTTTCATATATGGTCGTCGCGGGAGGCGGCGGGGGAGGCCGAACAGGTGGCGGAGGAGCAGGCGGATTTAGAGAATATAAAAATTCTAACGATGGTTACACTGCAAGTCCATTAAACGGTAATCCAGGAGGAACAGCCATTACAGTTACTGCACAAGGTTATCCAATAACTGTGGGTGCTGGCGGAGGAGGTGCTACACCAAATCAACCGGGACAAGGTCCTAATGGTAACAATTCAGTTTTTTCATCAATAACATCCACAGCTGGAGGCGGAGGCGGAGGCCAAAATTCACCACAACCTGGTAATCCAGCAGGATTAAACGGGGGATCTGGCGGAGGCGGAGGACCTCAAAATGGTCCTGCGGGAAGCGGAAATACACCTCCAACTACACCACCTCAAGGAAACGATGGACACCCAGGAAGACCTTGTAGTGGAATGGGTGGCGGTGGCGGAGCCACTTGCTCACCTCAAGAAGCTGGTAATCAACCAGGACCAAGTGCGATAGCAGGAGATGGTGGTGATGGAGCAGCTACAGGTATTAATCCAAGCACATGTGTCGGGACACCGGGACCAACTCCAGGAAGATGGTTTGCAGGCGGTGGACAATCAGCACCTGCCGGAGCGCCAAATGTTGCAGGCGGAGCTGGAGGAGGCGGATGGAGAGGATCTCCACCAGGACCAAGTGTACCAGTTACTGATAGAGCAGGACTAGCAAATACCGGAGGTGGCGGTGCAGCTGAATATGCCGGCGGATCAGGTATTGTAATTATAAGGTATAAGGTCGCGTAATATGGCTCACTTTGCAAAAATATCAGAAGAGAATGAAGTTTTAAGTGTCTTAGTTGTAGACGATAGAGAATTATTAGATGGAGGAGTTGAAACTGAATCTGTCGGTCAAGCTTATTTAGAAAAACATAATAATTGGCCTGCTCATTTATGGATTCAAACTTCTTATAACACACATGAAAATAATCATATAAATGGTGGGACTCCTTTTAGAGGAAATTATGCAGTAGTAGGATCTACTTGGGATGCAGAGAATCAAATTTTTTGGTTACCGAAACCTGCACCTTCATGGGTAAAAGATATACCAAATGCAAAATGGACTTCACCAGTTGGTGATGAACCTGCATTAACATCAGAACAACAATCTCAAAACGCAGCCAATACTCATAGTTGGGCATACACGTGGAATGAATCTAATCAAACTTGGGACCTTTTAAATCATTTCGATAGTCCTGAAACTTTTGATTAATATTGAAATTATATATAATTAGTATATAAATTTTTTAGAATGGAAAAGAAAGTATTAACTGAACAAGCTTTATATTTTGGTGAAGTTAACATGCCAAAACATTGGGAGATAGATACAGTTTTTTTATCTAATCAAATTTTATATTCTGATTTAACTAACAATAAATTTTTATTTTCTCCGACTTGGGATAAACTAAACAGATACATTATAGAATATCTTAATCTTAAACATAAGCTACAATTAGTAAATAAAGATACATGGGGGAATATTTATAAACCTTTAGAAAAAGAAACGTTTTTATTAAACGTTGATCCTACTGATTTAAAAAACTCTGCTGACTTTACATTGTTATATGGAGTTAATGTTCAAGATTGTAAAGTTAAAATTTTTTATGATGATAACAGAAGAAAAGGTAAGTCACACACAATACCTTTAAAAAATAATCACTTTGTCATGTTACCAGCTACAAACTCATACAAAGTTATAAATGATCAAAAAAATAATTTAAATTTTATACAAACCATAACATATGAATTTATTTAATTATTATTGGTATTTTACATCCGCAATCCCACCTAGACTTTGTGACGACATAATTAAATATGGTTTATCGAAAGAAGAAAGAATGGCTAGGACAGGAGGTCTTGAAGATAAAAAATTAACTAAAGATGAGATAAGAAATTTAAAACATAAAAGATCTTCTGATGTTGTATGGCTTAATGATCCTTGGATATATAAAGAGATACATCCATATGTAAATATAGCAAACAAAAATGCTGGTTGGAATTTTAATTGGGATCAATCTGAAGCTTGTCAATTTACAAAATATAAATTAAATCAACATTATGATTGGCATTGTGATTCTTGGGACAGACCTTATAACAAACCAAATCATCCTAATGAACACGGAAAAATTAGAAAAATATCTATGACTTGTCAATTAACTGATGGTTCAGAATATGAAGGGGGAGAGTTAGAATTTGATTACAGAAATTATGATCCTCACATGAGAGATACATCAAAACATGTGGTACAGGTAAAACAAATATTACCCAAAGGATCTATTGTAGTATTTCCCTCTTTTGTTTGGCATAGAGTAAAACCTGTTACAAGCGGAACTAGATATTCATTAGTTGTATGGAACTTAGGATACCCGTATCAGTAAAATTATTTGACTTTAAAAAAATAAAAAGTAGTATGCGTATACATGAAAGGAAAAATAAATGGAAAAAGTAGATTACTTTAAAACCCCAATATGGGTTGAATACAAACCTGAGTTTGTAACTGATTTAAATAAAGCTTCTAACAAGTATATAAAAGAAGCTAGAAAAAGAGAAAAAGAACATATTAAAAAAGCAGGTGACTTTGGAATAAGCTATCACTCAACACCTCTTACTCGTGATACTAATTTTAAAGATTTAAGAAATTATATTGGTCAAAAGGCTTGGGATTTTTTAGACTATCAAGGTGTTGACATGTCCCATTACGTTAACATGTATACTGAAATGTGGGTACAGGAGTTTGCTAAAAAAGGTGGGGGGCATCACTCTGCTCACATACATTGGAATCAACATGTATCAGGTTTTTACTTTTTAAAGTGCAGTGATAAAACTTCTATTCCAGTTTTTCATGATCCAAGATCTGGTGCGAGAGCCACCAAGCTAAGAATGAAACCCGACATTGGTATATGTCATGCAACAGAACTAGTTCACTTTAAACCAAAAGTAGGAACTCTTGTAATGTTTCCTGGTTATTTAGAGCACGAGTTTACAGTAGACTATGGATTACATCCTTTTAGATTTATTCATTTTAACATACAAGCTTTTCCAAAAGAGATAGTTGCAGATGCTTAAAGTTATTGATAATTTTTTAGATCCTGAATACTTTAATGAGTTAAAAGAATTTATCTCTAGCGATAATTTTCCTTGGTATTATAATAATTGCATTACAGATAAAAATGATCCAAAAAATTATTTTTATTTTACTCATGTTTTTTATAGTCCAGAAGCTTTTCAAAACAGTAATCATTTTTCAATATGGAAAAGATTTTTAAAAAAAATTAATTGTAAAGCACTTATAAGAATAAAAGCAGGAATGTATGTAAACGTTGATAAGAAAAGAAAACATGAAACTCATGTTGATTATGACTTTCCACATAAAGGTTGTTTATTTTATATAAACGATAATAACGGAGAAACACATTTTGAGAATAAAAAAGTAAAACCAAAAGAAAATAGAGTTGTATTCTTTGATCCACATAAACCACATGCTAGTTCTCTTTGCACAGATCAAAAAAGAAGGATAGTTATAAACTTTAATTATTTTTAATATGAATTTTAAAAAAGATAAATATACGATTATTAGAAAAGCAATCGATAAGAACTTAGCTAATTTTCTTTACAATTATTTTTTAATGAAAAAACAAGTTTATGATACTTGTCTAAAACAAAAATATATTTCTCCTTACGAGCAATTATTAGGATACTATGAACCAGAGATTGATGGACAAGTAATTAACACTTATGCATGTTATTCGGATATTGCAATGGAAACTCTAATGTTAAAATGTCAACCAGGTATGGAAAAAGCAACAGGATTAAAATTATATCCTGCGTATACATATGGAAGAGTTTACAAAAAAGGCGATGTTCTTGAAAGACACAAAGATAGATTTAGTTGTGAGATATCTACAACTATGTTTTTAGGTGGAGATGAATGGGATATATATTTAAGTCCTAATGAAAATGTAGGTAAGCCAGAACACATGGGTGGAGCAAAAGGAATTACTTCGCAGAGTAATGCCAAAGGTGTGAAAGTAGATTTAAAACCGGGAGACATGTTAGTTTATAGAGGTCAAGATTTAGAACACTGGAGAGAAAAATTTAAAGGTAATGAATGTGCACAAGTTTTTTTACATTATAATAATGTTAAAACAAAAGGTGCTAAACAAAATATGTTTGATACGCGTCCACATTTAGGATTACCAAATTGGTTTTCTAAAAAACAATGAACATATTAGCAATTCACACATCTCACGATGGGTGTATGACATATGTAAAAAATAATAAAATTGTATTTCATACACAATTAGACAGGTACAATAGATTTAAGCATAGCACTTTTCCTGTAAAACCAATATTTGAAATAATTGAAAATTTAAAAATAGACAAAATTTTAATAACATCTTTAGCAGCTCCAACATTACCCTCAACTCCAATATGGAGAAATATGTTAGAGAAAAGTAAATTAAAAAATGTAAGCATAGTATATTCTGAAGATCGGTTTCATCATGCGTTTCATGCTTACTGCGCAATGACCTGGAATAAAAAAATTAAAAATATTTTAGTTTGTGATGGATGTGGTGCTAAATATGGAGACAGTTGGGAAAGAGAAAGTTTATTTTTTTTAAATAAAAACCTAGAACACATAACAACAGAATCAAATAAAATTGGAGATCGTTATGAAACATTTACAAAAAAACATTTTAATCATGAATTAGATTGTGGAAAAACTATGGCGTGGAGTTTGTATGACGAAAGACCTGCAAAAATACAAAATGATTTTGAGAACAGTATGGACAAACTAATACACCAATGGAATCTTAAAGGCAGTTTACATTTTACGGGAGGATGTGCACAAAATGTTTTATATAACTCTAAACTTTTAAACAAATTTAAAAGTTTATTCTGTGATCCATTTAACGGAGATTTTGGAATAAGTATAGGTGCTGCTAATTATTTTCTTAATGGTAAAATTAAAAACGATCAAATATATCTAGGTATACCACAAGACTTAAATTTAGATATTTTTTTAAAACACAAGATATGTAATGTAACTCCAGACGAAGTTGCTAAAGTTTTGATGAATGAACCTGTAGCTATCTTTCAATCAAGAAGTGAACAAGGACAAAGGGGGCTTGGAAATAGGTCATTGTTGATGAGTCCAATACATAAGAAAGCTCACGATAAAATAAATGCAATTAAAAAAAGAGAATGGTTTAGACCGTTTGCATGTTCAATATTAAAAGAACACGCTAAAGAATGGTTTGAAATGCCTATAGATGAGTCACCTCACATGATGTATGTGTTTAAGATAAAAAAACAGGGTATTCTAAAAACTGGTTTGTCTAAGAACAATGACTCCAGAATACAGACTGTCAGCAAAAAAGATAATCTACATTATTATAATTTAATTAAAGCGTTTAATAAATTAACAAATATACCTATTGTAATTAATACAAGTTTAAATCTACCAGGAGAAGTCTTGGTTGAGACCATGTACAATTTAAAAGAACTGTTTGATAAGAGTAAACTAAATTATATCTATCTACCTGAAATTGGTAAGATGATTAAGAAAAATAGTTAAAAGCGCTGTCTTTACTTTCTTTTTTAGAATAGTATATAATACTACCAAAATAATAAAAAGTATATATAGTGGGATATTATGCTACAAAAAATCGGTTTTGCCCCTGGAATCAACAAACAAATCACACCAACTGGAGCTGAAGGACAGTGGATCGATTGTGATAATGTTAGATTTAGATACGGTATACCTGAAAAAATAGGCGGTTGGAATCAATTAGGAAACGTAAATGAAAACGAATTAACTGGTGCTGGTAGGGGACTTCATCATTTTATCAATAGTCAATCAAGAAGATACGCTATAATAGGAACAAACAGGATTCTATATGCATTTTCTGGTGGTGTATTTTATGACATACATCCCATAAAATCTACAACAACGCTCACAAGTGCATTTAGCACGACTAACGGATCACCAACTGTTACAATAACTTTCTCAACTTCTCACAATATCGGTCCTAATGATATTATATTATTAGACAATTTTACTGCCATAACTGATTCTAATTTTGGTGCTTCTGATTTTGACAATAAAAAATTTATGGTAACAAGCGTACCATCAGCTACAACCTTGACAATTACAATGCCATCAAACGAGTCAGGATCTGGTGCAACAACATCGGGTGGCATAAGAGTACAACATTATTTTCCTGTTGGAACACCTGTTCAAGAAAAAGGATATGGTTGGGGTCTTGGATCTTGGGGTGGAGAAGCGTCTTCTGCTGTCACAACAACTCTTAATGGTGCTTTAGGAGATAATGAATTTGGAACAGGAGGATCAGGAACTTCTATTGTTTTAACTGATGCTACACAATTTCCAGATACAGGAACTAATTTTATAAAAGTGGGAACAGAAGAAATTTCTTACACTGGAGTAACTGGAGGAACTACTTTAACAGGAATTACAAGAGCTGTTAGAGGAACAACCAGAGCGGCTCATAGTAGTGGTGCCACTGTAACAAACACCAGTGACTTTGGAGCTTGGAACCAAGAAACCTCAGAAGGTCTTGCATTAGATCCGGGTATGTGGTCCATAGATAATTTTGGAGATAAAGCCATTTGTTTAATTCACGATGGTGCATGTTTTTCTTGGGACTCTAGTTTAGGCAATGCAACAGAAACAAGAGCTGCAATTATTACAGGTGCTCCAACTGCATCAAGACACATGGTTGTATCTACACCGGATAGACACTTGGTATTCTTTGGAACAGAAACAACTATTGGTGATACATCAACACAAGATGATATGTTTATTAGATTCTCTGATCAAGAGGATATAAATACTTACGCGCCTTCAGCAACCAATACAGCTGGTACACAAAGACTGGCTGATGGATCACGGATCATGGGAGCTATCAGGGGTCGTGATGCAATCTATGTTTGGACTGATACAGCTTTATTTACACAACGTTTTGTTGGTCAACCTTTTACATTTGCTTTTTCACAAGTGGGCACAAACTGTGGTTTGGTTGGACAGAATGCATGTGTTGAAGTTGATGGTGCTGCATACTGGATGTCAGAGAATGGTTTCTTTAGATTTGCTGGTAGATTAGAATCTTTGTCCTGCCTGGTAGAGGACTTTGTTTACGATGATATAAATTTATTATCTGGTAATCAAATGGTGTCAGCAGGATTAAATAATCTATTTGGTGAAGTCATATGGTTTTATCCATCGGCAACATCAGATGTAATTAACAAATGTGTTGCATATAATTATTTTGACTCTTCACCACAAAGACCAGTATGGACTGTGGGAACTTTAGATAGAACTATGTGGAGAGACTCTGCTGTATTTGGTCAACCACATGCTTTAGATTATGATGCTGGTAATGATTCATCTTTTGATGTTGTAGGAAACACTGAAGGTAGAACGGCTTACTATGAACATGAAGTTGGAACAGATCAAAATAGAAATGGAACGATAACTGCCATATTAGCAAATATTTCATCAGGAGATTTTGATATTAGTCAAAGAAGAGGTATTACAGGACAATCAACTGGCATAGCTGATATTAGAGGAGATGGTGAGTTTCTAATGAAGATAAGAAGATTTATACCAGATTTTATATCTCAAACAGGGACAACAAGAATAACTTTACAATTAAGAAATTTTCCTAATGACACACAAGCTAGTTCATCTTTAGGTCCATTTGACATAACATCAAGCACACAAAAAGTTGATACAAGAGCAAGAGCTAGAGCGATAGCTCTTAAGGTAGAAAATACAGCAGTCAGCCAAAGCTGGAAATTAGGAACATTTAGATTAGACATACAACCGGATGGACGTAGATAATGGCAAAGATAGTACAAGTATTAACAAGACCTGCACAAGAATATGACTATACTGTGGCAGAGGCACAGACAAGAGACTTAGATGGTGTCATAGTAAAATTAAATACAACATATCAACAAGAATTAAAAGATGAGATAGAAGCACAAAACTTCTTTTTAAATTAATGGCTAATAGTTTTAAAAATAAAAAAGTAGATTTAACTACAACTGATCTTACAACATTGTACACAGTACCAAGTGCAACAACTACTGTTGTAAAATCTTTATTAGTTTCTAATGATGCAGGATCTGGTTGTAATATAGATGTTACTTTAGTAGATGCTAGTGGTGCTATATTTAGTTTATTTAAAACAAAGACTATAGCAACAATTACCACAACAGAACTTTTAACCAATCCTCTTGTAATGGAAGAGAGTGAGGTTCTTAAAGTACAGGCTTCCGACGCGAACGAGCTGCACGTCATAGCTTCAATATTAGAAATACAGCCAAGAGAGGTAACATCATAATGCAAGTATTAAAACCAGCAAAAGTAGAAACAACTTACAGACACAAAGAAACAGGGGAGCTTTTTAAGGAAAGAAAAGACTGGGAATCAAAAGGTTATAAAGAAGAAGATATGGCTCAAGACGTAAATGTCATAATGCCAACCCTTGATTTATTTGCAAAAACAAAATAAGATAGATAAATGGCCATAACTAGATCACAACAAGCAAAACAGATGTTACAAGACGGCGGTATGCTAGTCAAACCAGGATTTGGTGGTACTAGACAAGGGTATCGTGGTGAGGCTGCAGCTGCCTCTGATAAAGCGGCAGGTAGAAATGCAGGCAGAGATACAAGCGCTGCCGGAACTGGTAATGTTGGTGGTGATTTTGACAGAGGTTCTTTTCAAGATGCTGTTAGACGTGGAGAGTTAAAAGCTGAAGTTGAAAGACAACAAAAAGAAAAAATAGAAGAGGACCTAGAAAAATTTAGAAGATTAGGAAGTAATAAGAGAAGAATTGAAAGTTTTATATCGAAGGTTTCACCAATCGCAATGTTTGCATCAAGGTTTGGTCCATTAAACACTAGAGATTTTTTTCTAGAAAACTATTTAAGTTCTAAAAATGCACCTATGACTAAAGAACAATTTGCACTATTAAGTGATGAGGACCAAGAAAAACAATTCCAAGAATACATGAAAGGTAGACTGTCTGGTGAAACAGATGCTTATGGTAATCTACTAAACCAAGGTGGGGGAGGCGATGGTATAACTCAAATCATACCTATGGACACAACCTTTGATCAAGCATCAAGCGACATGGACCAAGAATCAGAAGAGGATGATAAAGATCTAAGATTAGCGTTTAGAGCTAATGGTGGTAGAATAGGATTTTTTAAAGGTGCACAAGCAGATACAGCAAAAGGTAAAGCAATGTCACCAGGAACAACTGCCTCTGGCGGATTTAGAGGTGGAGGAAAAGACGGACCTAGCGGACCATCTACAACTGGTGGTGGCGGTGGAGTAACATCGATTATAAAAGAAAAACCACCTGTTAATATCGTAAAAGAAAAAAGTAATATTCAAAAAATCATGGATATTTTTGGTTTAAGTGATGATAATGATCCTAAGAGTGTTAGTTTAGGTACAGGTTTAGCAGAACAAGCTAAACAAGATATTATTAAAGATAAAGAAATAAAAGCACAGGGAATGTCAGAAGCTGAAGCTGAATTAAGAGCACAAGGACTTTTGGCCATTGGTGGTCGAGTTGGTCTTATGGAAGGCGGCATGCCTTACGAAGGTGGGATCATGGACCTTGAATCAGCAAGACAGATGTATGGTCTAGGTAAACTTGTTAAGAAAGTTACAAGATCAGTCAAGAAGATCGCAAAGTCACCAATAGGTAAAGCTGCAATATTAGGAGCAGTTGGTTTTGGTATACCAGGAACAAGTGTAGGTGGTTTATTTGGTAGAGCTGGTGTGCCAGGTTTATTTGGAACACAAGGTTTAGCGCAAACATTACAATTAGGTAAAATGAAAGCGGGTAATTTGTTGTTTGGAATACCTGGAGATATGGGAGGAAGAGTCGCCGGAACTGGTTTATTATCTAAAATACCAGGTGGTGTAACAGGATTAATAGCTGGAGCATCAGTACTAGCAGGATTATTAACATCAGAACAAGAGGACGAAGCACAAAAATTATCAAGAGGTGAGGGTATAGATATAGAGGAAGCTAGAAGAATGATTTTACAAGCAGGAACCTCAAGAGATCGAAGAGCTTTAGCATTTAGAGCTGAGGGTGGACCTGCAGAAGGTAAAGAACCGGTGGCTAAAAAGACTATGCCACTATTAGATATGGGTGGTAAAGAGATGGATTTAAGAGCTG